GCTGCCACACCCATGGCAGTGGGCTTGTTTTCTCACCCGCGCGCCCAATGCGAGTAGCATTCCTGCCGGTAGGGCTTAATTTTTCACCACTCCCACCCCTGGAGTGGTAGCATTCCTGCCGGGTTCTCATATGAGCTCAATTTTTCACCACCCTCGCTCATGGGTGGTAGCATTCCTGCCGGTAGGTTTTGGCCACACAGTGGCCAGAGTGCGCACTCCCTTCGCCCTCCCGGCGCACTGCTCGGTCCAGTCCGAGCACCAGTTGGCAGAGATTGTCGGGGCTTACAGAATGTCACTAGTTATGGGCACAGCCACGCCGCCCCCATATCTGTCCATCACCGAGAGGTAGTCACGGAAGTTCTCCATCCCAACCATGTTCCTGATCTTCTCAACGGTTCCCCAGATATTCTCGGCCCAAGAAGCCCTGGAGTTGGTTCCAATGAGTGAGCCACACATCCGATCCTGTGCCTTTGGGAGGTATGGGACATCCCTCCAATCGCTCACTAGTTCTTTCTTATCAGATGGCATGAAGGGGTTGTCCATGATCCACACTCTGTTCCAGACATTCAACATGTCCTCTGTTGTCATCCACTCTCCTTTCCCGTGTATACTCCATGTGGTTCTCCCAGTGGGGACCCAGTCAACTGGCACGGCCGAGCAGATGCCAAGCCCCATGAGCCTCAGGTCACGTCTGTGGAAATACCCAAGCAGCCACATCTGGGCGTACGCCTTCGATAGGCCTGCTGTCTCCCTGACCGTCCATCCACAGCCAGGGCTCACTCTGGCTCTCCCGACCAGCTCATCCTGCTCTCTGCAAGGAACAATGAGTTCTCTTCCATCCTTCATGACGAGCTCATGGAAGTGGTGGGAGCAGAAGGGCACCTCCTCCCACCGCTCATAGCCAGCAGATGGAGTCCATTCCCCCACATCTTTGCGAATCTTTGACATGTCGTTGAGGAAATTCAGCGCAGACCCGAATCTGTCGTCCACAGGCCGCACAACACAGTCATCACCGCTGACCAGCAACCTCTTCAGCCTTTCCTCACCGTGCTCAGTCAGCCATCTCTCCACCCGCATGACCCGGGGCTCATTCATGTCGACGGCTCCGATGACACCCTCACCCTCCATCATGCGGATGAGTTGGACTTTGATGTTGGTGATAGTGTTGAGGGCATAAGTCACCACCTGCCCAGACCCACGCTGGTCCCGTCTTGTGATGATGTCCATCACTGTCCCCCCATCACTCGCTGGACGAGCCACCTTCACCACTTTGGCATGGTAGGCCAGTTTCATGACTGCCTCCGCTAGTGCGCGGTGCTCTCCCTCCAGATGATTCAGGAGTTCCTCCTCATCTTCCAAGTCACTGTTGGTTATACGGGTGTCCCAGCCGGCCGTGTCGTCAGCATACAGCTTCCCTCCTGGTATCTCAGAGAGTCCTCTCAAGAGCCAACCGAGGTAATGAAGACCCAGTCCCTCAACACCCCCGCCTGACATCTCTCTCGAAGCCCAGTGGTCCTCATTCAAAAACCCCAGGGCCTCAAACTCAAGGAAGCGGCTGCCCAGCCACATGTACCAGATAGCCCTGCTACCCTTGGCCCTGCCGAACTCACCGGCCTTCTTCTCGCGTTTCCCCATCATGTTGTAGACACAAGTGGCGCACTTTCCCTTCAAGTGTAACTCCCGTTCATCATCAACCATCTTCCAGAACTGAGGGTCCTCAACTGCTTCCCTGGCGTTTTTCCACTTGTTCTGCTCATCCAGCCATGCACCAATAGCGGCATTGCTCCGCACTTTCTGTATGAATTCCTCTCTGGTACACAGTCTTGGTTTCGATTTTCTAGCCAAGCGGTTGAGCAGCCAGCTGTTGACAGTCCTCATGATCATCCTGGTTCCCATCCTGGGTTCCTGTGCCTTAGTGTCCACTTTGTCCTTGAAAACCCTCTGTTGCCCAAAAGCTGTCGTGTCCGTCATGGCCATGAGGCTAACCTCCTCCCTGGCATTCCACGGCCAGCTCATCATCTTCACGATTCCGTTGAGCATGGAGGCCGAAGACCCACTGTCAGCACATCTGTAACTTCCCCAGTATTGCCAGGTCCGATAAGGGTGGTCCGCGTCATGGAGCCAGCTGGCCGAATACTGGCCCCTGAGCCTTTCAATGCGGTCCCTCACCAGGGCCTCATCCACCCTGTCCTCAGCAAGAGTGACGCAGCGAGTTCCCACGCCCAAGTCCAACTCAGGGACCACTGTTGACCCGTCAGTCCTCTTCATTCTTCCAAGGAGTCGCTCAGTGCACGCCGTGACGCTGCCCACCACATTGCCCCCCGCCCTGGACAGATAGTACATTTCATGGGTGGAGTTTCTAGAATAGGGATTTCTCACAAGACCCCCTCCCCAACGCCGCTGCAGAACACTCACCCTTTCCATGACCTCCGGGGAGTACGGGCAGAGGACCTTGACCGCGAACTCAGCGCCTGGGTTGGCAACCTTCCACTTCTCGAAGAGGGAAAGGACTCTTAGCGTCCTCTCGCTCTCCACAGGCCACTGTGCCGAGCTCTCTCCAATGTCACACATTATGGTATCAACCTTTTCCACCTCAAGCTTGTGCACATCCACTTTGGTCTTGAAGCGTATGACGTTCCATCCATAGCTCTCTGTAAGGCGTGGCACCTCGTGCCCACCAGTGCCAAGCGTGTATGCCCTGACATCCATCACACGAGGCCTGGCCGCTGCATAATAGCTCCAGCCTCCTCTCCCGCAGCCTAGGTCCACAACCCTTCCTGTCAGCTCAACGTATCCTCTCTCTTCCATCCAGGCCAACTTGGACGTCCCCCTTGAGACCGCAAGGCCCGTTTTCCCATCGCCCCGCTTGAGAAAGTCACGTGCATCTCTCCTGTCAGTTTCCATGATGCCGGCCTTCCTGTATCTCCTGAAAGCCTCCCTGTCCATTGCGTTGAGTTTCTCCTTCCACAACATTCCAAGACTGGCACCCGAAGAACCAGGTCCCCGTCGCTCCCGCAGGCTCTCACTGGCAATTCTTTCGACCACAGGAATCACTCCAAGCCAGTCTCCCCTTCCAAGGGATGTCAAGCCACACGCCACTGGCATGGTCCAATAGGTTTCAACGTTGTTCCACTGGGCCAGGCCTCCAATCCCAAGAGCAGTTGCTTCCACAAAGGCCCATGGCTGTCTGTTCAAGAGGCAAGACAACACACAGAGTCCTCCGAGCACCACCACACTGAGTTTCTTTTCATAGTCAATCGGTTTCCCTTCTTCTTTCTCAAACTCGTTGGTCACATCACCATCCACCATTGGGTTTTTTGACATGGCCGAGAAGTACATCCTATGAGCCCGCTGCACCAGTGCTGCCTCGACCCCTGTGATCGTTAGGCCCCAGTGCAGCAGGGCCAAGCATAGGCCGAACACAAAGGTCATCATTGAACTTCCAGACGCGGCACAGAGGGCAAGTGCCACAACATGACGGCGCACATGGAAAAAGGGGCTTCCCCCCCCAAGCTCTCGCATTGCCTGGCTTCCACTCCCCACGGATGCATTCACAATTTGCTGTATCGTGGTCCTGGTGCGGTGCAGAAGGTGTGGTGTACACAGACTCACTATGGTCACATACGTCCCCCACGTTGTCCCCGGCTTGATGTCGAAATCCAACGACCAACTGAGCCCCAGCGTCCCCGCCGGAGTGTCCAACTGCTCCCCTCCCGAAAACAGCCAACGGACGTCGCTCTTCGTCCTTTCCAGCCAGCCCATCTCATTCGCCGCAATGGATCCGCAGACCATCAGAGTGGCCATGACGAAGTAGGCCAGTCTGTTGTCCTCAAAGCTTCTCTGAGTGCCAGGTTCCGGGAGTAGCACCACGAGGACTACGTAAAAGATGATCATCATACCAGCTATTTGGCCGGCAGAGAAGCCTCCCATCCACATGAGAGCCCCCGCTATCCCCATGACCACAACGCCCACCAACAGCCTGTTCGTCGTGCACCTCAGGGACAACAGCCAGAGAAGTCCAAGTGTCCCAATTCCCAAGCAAACAAACTCCAAGATGGTACAAAAAGCCTCGGGCAACTCAGCCTCTGCCTGCCGGAAGGCACGGCTCCCGGCGTCACCATTCCACAGGGTGTAGAAGACGTCAAGGGCCTGCTCCCCCCGCCTGGCCATGATTTCGGGCATCATTCCTGCCCCTCCCAGAAAGCTGCTCCCCAGGCTCCTTCTCCCTTCAGCATACTTGATGAAGTTTTCAAGGTCTCTGCCCTGCCGTAGCACTCGGGCATCCCACCACACGGGTTTCAGCGCTCTAGTTGCACCGCCTTGTCCTCTAAAGGTCACAGCCTCACCGTCCTGGTTGGTAACTGCACAGCTCTCTGGCCCCGTGTAAGTCCATTTCCTGTCCAATACACCAGTGGTATTCTTTGCCACATTCCACGCCAGCCATGGAGGAAAATCCTGAGTGACCACCAGGGATCTGAAGTGTTTCCTGGCCTCCTCTCCCAGGCGGAAGTACCCTGGCTCCATTGGCATCTTCCCCTGTTCAGCACCAAAGAACATGGCCACTGGAGCCCTCTGTCCTGTCATGTTGTCCAAGAGCATCTGGGCCTCGGTCCAGCAAGCACACCCCGAGTCGTCTGCGTCAACTTCACCCTGGAAGACATACTCTGCTCTCTTTCCTTTCATTCTTCCAACTCTACCCCTCCGCTGGGCTGCCGACGCCGGCGTGACAGGCCTTGGCTCAGAGAGCTCAACGCGGTCATCCTGGATCACCGGCTTGATGCTCAATCTACCATCAATCACCCTCTCAACGTTCAGGTTGGCTCCCATTTCCGAGATATCTGTTGTCACTACAAAGTCGGGATCCTCTTCAGCTATGGTTCCGTACTCTTTGTCAAAGCTCTTGCTGTTCAAGCACACCACCTTCTTCCCTCTTCTTCTAAGGGCCTGTGCAATGAGACCACCCTCGCGGATGGATGCCACGAACCATGCTGTTCTTCCATCAAAGTCTGTGATCCATTCAAACCCATCTTTCCAATCCCGGGTGGGGATCACCTCAGTCCTGCTGTCAATCCTTTCATTTGAATTAGGGTAAGGGTCACATGTTCCAGGAGGTGTCGCCGTCATGAGCACAAATGCACATCTGTTCTCATTAGCCAGGCTGGAGAGGTGTCCTCTGGCCGCTATGCTGCTGGGGTCAGTCCAATGGCCCTCATCCATAATTGCCACCTCGTAGTTTGGTTGAAGTGTCGGAATTAGGCGTCTGTGGGTGTACGTTGCATGGCACATCACGTCCACTATGGCCCCCTCTCCCCTGACACTGACCGACTCAGAATGGAACCGAACATTCTTACCCCTCAGGGCCTTCTCCATCTCCCGGAGCACCACGCGGGTCGGGGCAAGGATCACCGTCCTTTTTCTTTCAGCAATGCACCTTCTCACGAGCTCAGGGAGGACGTGGTGTGTCTTCCCAGAGCCTGGATGCATATCCACAACAGTGATCCGCCCTTTGGACATCCACTCGCGGCCTCTGACAGCCTCAGGAAGCTGTCTCCCACTGGGTTCCTTCTCGGGTTCCGCCTGAGCAATGTCACTGATGAAATCATCACCATACCGCAGGCCGTTCCCATACAGCCCCACCACCATGCCGTTCTCATCAAGGATGGGACTTCCAGATGTTCCACGTGGAAGATCTATGTGAATCGCCCCTTCTTTTCCACCACCACTCAGCCTCAGCACACCGGGTTCTGTCTGGTGGACCTCATGAGCCCTACCAGGGGGATAAGCATGCACCTGCACAACCCCTCCATTCCAATGCCCTTCAAGACTCCAGTCGCCTCCGTACGCAACAAGATCCCTTTCCACATCAGCCCAGGATGGCCCCTGGCACGCTCCGCCCAATTCTATGGCCGCCCCTCTAGTGACATGCCACATGGTGTGTAGAACTCCATTGTGGCCATACCCCACTCCTATTTGACGTCTGCTGCCCAGGAACCCTGGTTCGTAGATTCGGTAGGCCCCGGTCCGTACTTCAAAGGTGCCATTTCCCAGCTCCCCCCGGAGTGGGATGCCACCCCAGATAACATCTCCTCTTCTTGGGCTTCCACGCCACCACTCCCAGGCGATCCAGGCCACAGCAACGATGGCGATCCCGCTCCACCCATAGGCAGACATAAAGAAGCCAAGGGTCATGAATACTATAGCAGCGTACTCCGGGTTATCCTCCACCACTGGGCGCATGTGTCCCAAGGCGTCCCGGTGCACTCGCAGATCAACTTTCCCACCTTCATTTTGAAGGCCGTGCTCCCACTGAAGCCCCCCGGCCCACTCAGCAACGAGGTGGGTTCTCCTAGCCACCACCACGTAAGCAAGGAGGAGTGCGCCACCAGCCGCCACCCCCAGGAGCATCTCTGAGGGAGCTCCCCTCAGCACAGATCCTGACACCACGAGAATGATGCCCATGACCGTGCTGACATCAGCCACACTCCGCCTTCCTCCCAGCCGCTTCCCAAAAACTGTAGCTACTCCAAGAGCTCTCACCCCACTGCCGAGCCCTCCAGAAAGGCCCGCAATGGCCACTGAAAGGGCCAGACAGTCACGTGTCTTTCTCTCTCCTTCTCCCTTCCAGATTTGGTATGCGGCCAACGCGACCAAAATCCCACAAGTCATCTGGAACGCCACCCTCAATGGCTCAAAGCTCTTCAAAGACACCATGCACGTTACCAAAAAAGCTCGACTGGTTCGTGAGTCTCCACTCAAAACCCTCACAGCTGCTGCTGTCAACGCCAGTGCATCCAATGCCTCAAGCACATGGAAGCTCCCCTGGGGCACACCTGCGCTGATCGCCACCAGGGCCAGGTACACAACAAACAGTTCCCTCTGGGTCCAAGACTCGCGCAAAACAAAAGCACTCAGAAACCCCACTCTCAGGTCAAAGACGCTCTGCAATAGAATGAGATTCATGACCTCCGGTCCGGCCTGCATGTGCCACACCAGTCCAACAGCGATGACATAGCGTGCCATGTCCTCCAACGACACCACCCCGGTCACCAGGAGCAGCAGAAGAAGCACTCCCCCAAGGAGCACCCCTCGGCCGGTACTGGTACGCCTTCGTATCATGAACTCTAACACAACAGCCAACGCCACTATGCCCGGCACCGCCCCTTCTGTCTCCAACCCGTCTGTCATGGCCACAACCGTCGACCTGACCAACCCCTTCTGAGGGTGCACCGGCCGGATCTCCATGGCATACCAGCATTCAGTCCCAGATCTGAAAGTGACAGGAGGCATTTCACACGCTCTACAGCACCACTCGGGAATAACTTTTCCACTCTCGGTCGTGCTCCTGGTCGATGCCCCTCTTCCATCGCATGCTGTGTCCACCTTCACAGTTGTGTCTGGACAGCTTTCCCTCACAACTCGCAGAGGGGCCCTGTCCCACGGTCCCTTAACCTGCTCCTTGTACCCAGGTATGGTGTTAAACCTGGACTTGGGGCCTGCCAACGCCCTAGGCAGGAACATCTCTGTCTGTTGAACTCCTTCGCCATGCAGGGTGTGGGTCTGTGGCCACAGACAGTTGCGATAATCAGCAACCTCTAGTTCCTCTATGGCCACATGAGTGTCATTGAACCTGCTCAGCATCCAGAGGCTTTGGTCCGTGTGCACTGCCTCTCCATTTTTCACGGCAGCTCCCATCAGGCCTGTGTCGCACTCCCGGTTGGGCTCTTCTCTAAGGTCCATGTACACCTTGGTTCGCATGCCTATACCGAACTCCGCCAGGGCGAAGGTGTTCCACACTCTCTTCTCCAGAGGGCATTCTCCAACCCCCTCCCTTCCGACCAGAAACCTTCTTCCACTCTCGGGGGTGCTCCAGATGATAGATTTTCCCCAGATTTTCCACCCTACCTCAAGGGCTCTCTCGGGTTTTTTGAGGACCCTTGTCAGGTTGCCACGGAAGTCAACGGCCTCCTTGTCCACAACCACCGTTATGTTGGCATCTGCCTCCGCCAGTGCGAGGTTCAGTTCAGACACAACGCTCTTCCACATGACAAATTCCAACCGGTTGGCGGGGATGAGGCCACAGACTCCATCCTCCACCCCCCTCCTAATAGCAGCCGCCAGCATTCCAGGGGACTCCGGATGGTACTGATATCCATCAAACCAGTCACTTGTCTCTCTCCAAACAGCCATAACTCTGCCACAGCGAATTTCCTTGCGGTTAATGTCAATGGCGCACCCATAGTCAGCCCCCACTCCAAGCGTCAGTGAGAGGAGAACCCCTCCCACCGCCATGAGAGCGACACTCACCGTCACGTTGCGAGCGTTGAGGCCAACCCACACAAGAAGCGCACCAATTGCTAGCTTGGGCAAAAAGCCAATCCCCCCAAAGACTGTGTTGAAAACCCCCCCCAAGAGGGTGTGTATGGCCTTGCCAACAGAGTTGAAAAAACCCCCAACCGACCCAAAGTCCCAGGCACTCTCTCCCAACACCACCATTCTCTGCATACCCCGGGCCGTGAGAGTTGCCATTCTCCCAATAGTGCTCCCCCTTTGAAACCACTGGTACCTCAAGGAGCCCACCGCCAGTATGTTGTCACCTGGTGGTACTTGCATCTCAATGAACACGTCCTTCTGTGTGCTCTCCACAACCGGATTGGTGGTGATGACTGAAGCCACGTTCTTCTCGGGAATCCCAGGATGGTATGCCCGCACTGGAATGCGGCAGGGGGTGGAACTTCCTGTATAGGTCACTTCCATAACAACAGTGTCATGTTGGCTTCCGGTTGGAGTGCGCTTCCATTTGAAATCGCCATTAGCACACATCCCGTAGGTCAGTCCACGCAGTCTCAGTTCCTCCAATCCCAACGAACAAGAGACATGCCCCCCGCTTAACTCGTACTTTGTACCCGTCTTCTTCCCTTTTTCAGCTTCTCCCAACACCTTAAGCACGACTCCCGTCTGGTCCCCCAACGTGTAGGCCACCATCTTGACGGCATGGGGTGGTTCAAACCCCACCAGCCGGCCAGCATCCCTCCATGGGCTGGCATCATGCCTCCAGGGGTAAGGCAGGTCCTCAAACCAGTCCCTGTGGACACTCCACACATCTTCTCCCATCTGGACAATCATCATTTTTGCCAAGTCCACTCCGCTGCTGACCCTACATTCGACAGTGACACTGCCAAAGCTGTCAATGCTGACCACATGCTTCTCAGATGCCGCCGTCACCTGGACAGTCTTCCTGTCAGCATTGCTCTCGTTGGTTGGAGTCATCTTGCCGTCATGAGCCTCCAAATGCACTGCATAAACCACCTTTGTCATGTCAAACTCAAGCCCCTGAAGGGTGTTGCCACGTGAGCAGTTCACCTTTGCGCATCCAACAATGCTTCCCTTGCCAAACAAACCACAGTGGTTCCCCCATCCGCGGTCACTGTAATCCCGTCGGCAGACGTAATTGTCTCTGTGTTCCTCATCAAGGTGTGCCTCTCCCATTGAAGGGCATCTGGCTGCAACCTTCTGGCTCAGCACCTTCATGTCCAGACAATACTCTCGAGTCTTCGCTGGAGACTCTTGATGAATAGAGTCCAGCCACACGTCCAACGATGGTTTGTTGTCTGCCGTCACAGTCACGCATGCGTGTTTTTCCAGAACCACGCTGACCCGGCTGCTTCCGGTGGTCCCTGACACAAAGTCCCTGTTTTCCAGGTGAACACACCTTGAAGCATATGCCGGAGCAAGCAGGAGTGCACCCACCATCAGCAGCACCTTCTGTGTCACGCTCCTTCCAAGTATCCACGCCAAGAGGACAACCAGGCATGTGAACACCTTATTCTTCAAAACCCAGCTTTCCACTCTTGTGATGTGCTCCAGGCCCCGGTGTGTATCCAACCACTTGCCCGCACGGGTTCTTCCTGCTCCAACCGGCTGCGCCCCTACTGAGAGATCCCTCCTGTGCCTGTGCCTATGCTCATGGTCAGAACAAAGTCCATACGTAACAGTGACGCCGCTTACTCCTCTACAATAGCAGTCAACATCAACCGGGGACTCTCCACCGTCTATGGTGACGCACTCATACTCCAAGCTCTCAGCACACCAGTACCCAACGTCAGTCATAAGGAAGGTGCACGTTCCATTGCCAATTCTGGCGGCCGTGCCAACATCCTGCTGACCAACGCGGACCAAAAACCCCTCTCCGCTTGTTGCAACCAAAGCGCCACGGACCAGTGCCAGCATCATTAAGAGGATGGCGGCTCCAGCCGTCCCTCCTCCGCGCCTGTTTCTTCCGGTAACTTGACGCAGGAGTGCACTGACAATACGCTGTATTCTCACGAGCACTGCCCTGAGTTGAGCAATGGGGGTTCTCTTCATGAACTTCTTCAAATCCAAGGGTCGCGCGACACCATGAGCCATCATCAAGATGACCCTGATCATCGCAGTCATGGCCAGCCTCCTTGGCAAGTTGTTGCCGGCCCCTCCCCTGGTTTTCTTGGCGGTTTTAGCTGCATACGCAGCAGGCTTACCGCCGCCTTTCTTCAAAACCGAAGGCATTGCCTTCAGCTCCAACTCTTTGTTCTCCTAGTTGTTTGTATGTCACACGTGCTATCCAAAGCAATAACGACGCAAAAGACCACTCTGCCTGACCAAAGACAGTGCGTTCACACGTGAACATATACTCAAGAAGGAGGGGGGAAGAG